AATTACCATTAGCATACTTGGCTCCACTGTAGTTAGACTTTCGAGCCATAAAGTCTCCGTTGTACAAGTTCAGGGTCAACAGTTGGCATGATACTAACCAGTTTATCTAGGGGGCTACCTTCAAAGGCGACACCACTGATATCATTCTTTGATAACCAATCACAAGCTGCTTTTAGGTCTTGTGTAGAAGCCTCACCCGATTTAATACGGGCAAGGAATTCCTTTGTGACAAGATTATGCAACTCGTTGAACTGGTCTTCAGTTGCTTTCTTGTTTGTCATGCTTCGTTAACAGAGTTTGTTTTTCTTTTAGCTTGCTTTGGACCCTGATACTTTGGCATATCTTTAGGTTGTACTACTGGTTGTCCAGGTTTAGTAAATCTTGGTCCTTCGTGAATTGCCTTAAGTGACGGATTCTTGTAAGCCATAATTAATTCCTTAATACGATTTGATCTAGTTTGTTTTCGATACGTACCATATGGTCTTCCATACGTTGGACCATTACTGATAGGTCAGCTTTAGATACGTAGTCTTGAGCTACATTTAATTCAATAGCGTCAATACGTCTGTCAAGACCACTAATGCGGTCATGCACGTTATTTATTCTGTTGTGTAATCTGTTATTTAAAGCTGCCCCACCACCAATTAAAGCGATTAGAGCAGTCACAGCTGCTTCCATTATTTAAGAGAGACAATAGGTACAATGTCATGACAAAGCACTTCTACGCGACTGCCAGGACGAAAGGTAAAACCAGCTTTCATGATTTCTGTACATTTAAGAGCACGTACTAGCTCATAATCCAACCGCATCTTTTGTTCGTGTCTACGTGCTATCTGTTTGCATGTTTCAACCATGCCACCGTCTAACGGTACAGAAAAGCCAAGCTGTACACCAAAGTTTTGGGTACGTTGATACGCATCTGTGTGTACATCACCACCCATATAAAATGGTTGGAATGTCATTGTTGTTCCGTTGCAAGAGTTACCGTTGACAAAGTTTTGTCTAGATGGTGCTCCGTTGTTCTGGAACTGCACAGCTTGATTGGTGACGTTACCCGTAGCAGCCGCTACAGGTGACGAAGTATTAGATACCTTTGGGTCATCTCCTGCATAAGCTGGGCTTACTGCGAGAAGACTGATAAGGAAGTAGTAATAGACGTTTGTTCGATGGTTTCGGTGATGTCGATTGTCTCGATCACTCCTGCCGCTCTGTCTACGATCTCCAGTTGAAATGGATCTCCAGCAGTGGTTACTGAAAATGTTGTCGAAGAATCTTCGATTGAACCACTGGGTGTAACGTTGGTTCCAGACCATGCTTTATAAGCTCCACCGTACACTTCTGTTGCAATAGTACGGTCAATATCAATAGTTGTAGTTGTGGTAGATTGCATACTACCTTGTGTAAAATTAGGTGTAACTGACTGAGCCGACACTGGTGCAGCAAGCAGTAACAGTAAAGCTAACTTTTTCATTTGTTCTTTTCCCTTGAGATTGAAAATGTTGCTAATGTTCCACTTAAAATAGATGCCACATAAGTAGGATCCATCTTCTCCATCCATCCAGCATAACTAGCAGTTAAGAGTCCGGCGGACCAGACAAGGACGACAAATTTGATGATTCCTCCTTTTTTTTCATCTTGTTCCATGCTTGTTTAAATATAGGTTTAAATAAACTAACTAAATGTTTAAATAAAGAAGTAGCAAGCAAAGTAGCTGCGACTGAAACAAAAGCTGTAGTAGCAGCAGTAACTAAAATTTCACCACTAGGTACAGGCACTTCAATATCAGTTCCAGGTACTTCAAATGTTTGTACTTCTGGTGGCTTTATTGGTGGTGTAATAGGTGGTTTTGGTTTAGGTTTAACCTCAGACTCAGTTGTCTTTATTGGACTAACTCCAGGTGGGGGTCTAAGGTCGCTAGGAGGTACCACTAAGGGCTTGTAAGATGGTATATCTGCCCGTGGCACCTCTAGTATTGGTGGAGGTAATTGAAGCGGTTCAGGGAGCGTTATAGAGGGGAAAAGTGGTGGCTCCCCTAAGTTCATTTCTTAACTGGGAATAATCCGTTACGGACAAATTCAACTGCTTTGTCATCGATATCATTATCGGTTGATTCAGCAAGTTTCTCTAGCATCTCTACAATCAATGCTTTCACACGATCAGATTGTAAGAATGAAAATAGTAGTGGTCTAATAAGTGTAATCATGATTCATCTGCGGGTAGTGGTTCGTTGCCTTCGGCTAGCCAGGCAAGGTAGTCTTGGTAGGCGGTGTAGTCAGAAGGCGTTGGAATAAATGCACCGTCTGAAACTCTCTTAATGTGAGAAGTCCAAATTTCGCCTGTAAGCGTGTCAGCAATGTATTGGTACATAATCAAAGCTCCGAATCAAGAGTAATTGTCCCATCCTGTAGATCCATAACACCTGTTGAGCCAGCAGGATCTCTTTGTATGTCTATGGTTATTTTCTCAGTGTCTGCTACAGTATTGTTATTGGCAACAGTCCCGGTAAAAGAATAAACTGTGGAAACAGGATTGGCTCGTAGCTCAATATCTAAAGGTAAAAAATAGCGAATAACGTTAGCAACGTAGTGTCTAAAACTAAGATCTGTATAGCGTTGATAATACCGCTTACACCTCGCCAGCTCATCGCCGTAGCTCCGATGTTCAAACGGGGTGGCCTTGGAACCGACCTCTAATTGGACGCCTGTCACATACCATTCGTTAGATGTAGATGCAAACAGGTTTGTTTGATTGCTGGTGCAATGTACTTCCGAAGCGTTCCATGTATCAACAGTGCCCTGAAAGGTAGTACCCGAACCTAAGCAAAAGCTTAGTTGAATGCCTCTGCCGTTATCTGTTCCCCAAGTCCCAGACGTATCACCTGTAAAAGTAAGTGTTTTTTGTTCCCATGTGTTTGCACTGCTAATGGTGTACTCCTTAGGCTTACAGCGGTCATTGCCACCATTCCTTAGGGCCGCACAAAAAGTTCCTGTAACGTTTGATTTAACCCAAAATGAGACGGTAACTGTTTTTGCTCCCGTAAGGCCATAGCGTAAATCGACTATATTGTTCCCTTCAATAATTTGCCTAATTGTATAAACATCACCTGCGGCCAAACTTGTATCAGCAGTCGTTACATCGACTTTCATACTGTAGTAAAAACTGTCGGTAGGGGAATCAACTACCTGCTCAACGTTTGCAGCACCACCACCACTAAAAAGCTCAATTTGCCAACGATCAAGTGGAAAGCCAGAGGTCACAGCCGCTCCAGAATTTCTTTGATCTATACGCATATCGCCGTTGATTATGCGGTTCCTGTTACTCAACGGCCCATCTGTTGGCATCTGCAAGCCGTTAATACTAACGCCCTCACCTACATTAGGTGGGTCAATATTATTTACTTTAATTGTACTCATATTTATGCTCCCGGTTTAGTAGGCCAAACAGGGTTGGCTGGATCAGTTGTGTTTGCAGGTAGATCCCGCAAAGCTTGACGATAAGTAGTCATGTCGTCAGTAAGTGTTGCGTCAGATAACGCGAGGTAATCGGTTTCAGAGATTAGACGGTTACGCTTGCGACGAAGTGCTTGGAAGTTCCAATCGCTTTCAACGGTAACTGTTTCTGCTTCTACAGCAGCAACGTCTAGGGTTACAACATTACCGTCAGCGTCATAAGCGACCACACCGTCTTCTACGTCAATAATACTTTTGACGTTAGTGTGCGTGTTATAAATAGCTGTATGGTTCATCCTGCTACCTCCATTAAAGTTATGGTAGACGTGAGGCGTTCATGACCCTCTCCGTCCGTATCCGTTGCTGATCTATTCGTGAAAAGAGTGCCGGATACAGAAAGTCCATATCTAATGCAGACTTGATATGTAACAGTTGCAGTAGAATTTGGTGAATCTAGATATTCAAACCAGCTGCTATCTGGTGTAGAACTCCCATCACTACCCCAATAACCTTGAGCAATGCAAGAAATGCCTATTGGCCGGTTTCCTGCTGCATCTGCCTCACCAATTCTAGTGTTATTACGCTTCAAGCGGAACACAAAATCATAATTGTTAGCGTTATTAGGTTCTCCACTCCAGCGCATCCGTACTAGGATTTTACTGCTAGAAGATGTTGGAGTAATGCTTTGAGAAAAACCAGGGATGTCAACGGTTGCACCTGTAGAGAAGTTTACGCTAGATGTGCTAGTAATGTGATTCTGAACAACCTGTAAAATGTTGCCAGCACGTTCAAGACGATCAAGCGTTCCAGCAGTTGAAGGAAGCAAAACGTTTTGTACGTCTGATCCCACTACATCGGGCACACCCAGTTCAACCGAACCAGACGTTGCCCCGTTTAATTTAATAGGCATTATAATTCAGGCCAGGTAGGGTTTACAGGGTCTGCTGTATTAGCAGGAAGATCACGTAACGCTTGGCGATACGTTTTCATTTTGTCAGTCATTACAACGTCAGAGTTAGCAGTCCAATCGGTTTTAGAAAGCAAATTATCTCTTTTAAAACGTAGAGCATCCCACGGCAAATTTGAGGAAAGTCGATTAACTTCAGCTTCAATTTCTTCATCTGTTGGTTTAGTACCAACTACAACATGCCATTTGATATTGTCAGATTTGTCTACGCTGAATTCGGAGCCTGGAGATAAACTAAGAAGTGCTTTTCGTATTAGTCTATTCACTGCGCTACCTCCATAATTGTGACAATAGTACGGCCAACGTTATAAACATCGCTGTCGTCAGCAGCAGATCCTATAAATACACTATGGTTAGTAGAGTGAGTTCTATAAAACAAGCGGTAATATGGGTTTGTATTTGTCGGAGTATGTAACAAAGACGCTGTTAAATTCATCATACTAAACCTATTTGTTTGCTCTCCGTCAGCACCTTCAATCGCGTTGCCTGCACTCATACCACGGGTTGCATCACCAATGTTTGCCCCATTTGCAACGTCAGTGCCTTGAAATAAAGTAAAATAATGCGGGTGAGCCCAGGATCCTGCATAAGTTTCACTAAAAATTAAATTAATTGTTGCGTAAACTTTACTTGTTGATTGAATTGGATTTGGAAATGAAGCAAGAATTAAACCTGAATCTACAAAAGTTGAAGAATTAGTACTATTTTCACCATCATCAATGTCCTGAGCAATCTGCAAAATACTTCCTTTAGCATTTGTTTCTAAGTCATCTCTTGTAACTGTTCCATTAGGTAAACCACCGGCAGTAATGCCGCCGATAGTACCGTTTCCATTAATTGTAATAGCCATTATTCACCCTCAGACGCTTCAATTGCATTAACACCTTCTTTAGAAACAATTGTTTCAGTTGATGCTTTATAAGCAGCGACAACATCTGCTGTCCACAGTGCAGCTGCAATAGCTTGAACCTCTGCGGGTTGATCGCTTACATCTTGTCCAGGGGCAACAACGTTGCGGTGATAGGTACGACCTACTTCAACACCGTCTTTTTTAACAATGTCAGCACGGCGTACTTGGATAACTTGATTTGGAAGGATTTCTTCTTTGTATTCTGTGTGTTCTGTAAATGCCATTTTAAGGACTGCCGACTGGCAGTGATAGGTTTAATGATCTTCTTTTAACAGTTAATTTTAGGCTACAACATACGATCCAGCAACCATAATGCCAGAATCTAGTGCACCTAAATAGCTGGCGGCAATTGGTGATGATGTATTTGCAATAGCATAATTTAAGGCAATACTTGTCTTTCCTACGTGAGCGTAGCACATAGGTGAATAACCCGCACTCCAGCCAACCCAAGCACTGAAAAAACCTACAGTACCAGCATAGTAAGCTGTAGTCCCGCTATCAACTACATAAGGCAAACCTCCAATACTCAGAGAATCAGTGGAGGCTCTACCTGTGTCGTATGTAAATACAGTAACTCCCTCTGCAGCACCACTGTTTGCAATATAGCAAGAATAAAAAACTACATTACCTATTTTTTGATAGTTAGCTTGATAGATTTTCAGTTGATTCCCTGAAAACATATTTTCTTCTGTCGTTGTTTTGCAGAAAAACGGAGTCCAAGTACCTTCTTCATAATCATCCAGCAACTCACTGGTCATCGAGCCACTGCTGTTTGCAGTAGCACTGAAGTCAATACCGTTACCGGATGCCATTACAATGTTGCCGCCGGGGGTGATTGCGCCAGTAGTAGTAAGAGTAGTTGAAGTAATATCTTGAGCAGTTAGATCGTTAGTACCTAGTGCTAAGTCACCAGTTAACGTACCACCACTTAGCTGTAAGTAGTTGGTGTTAGTAGGCCAGACATTAGTCTTCCAAACACCATCTGTTGCATTATAAATATATTGAACGCCAGTCGTAGGATTAGTATACGTTGCACCATCTGCAGGACTGGCTGGAAATGTAATAGCCATAGTTAAACAATCACCCAAGTAGATCCGGCACTAACAGTTACTGTTGCTCCGGTGTTAATAGTAATAGGACCAGCACTTAAAGCATTTCTACCAGTAGCAATAGTGTAGCTAGTAGTTACAGTCTGATCGTTTTCGTGGAAGATTTCATCACTACCTCCACCTTCTGCAGACTTTGGATTCTGCTGTGGGACAAGTGGGATCCAATTGGCTACACCACTACCTTGATCATAATAAATATAAGGAATGGCTTCATCATCATCCCAATAAACATCACCACCTTGTGGAGCAGGAGACGTGGGAGGAGATGCAAGTACATCAAATCCACCGCCACCAATCTTGCCCCAAGCAGTACCGTTGTAACCTTCAAACTGGACAAGTTGAGTGTTAAATCGAATGTGGCCAGTAGCTACAGCAGGTTGACTTGTCTCACCAGTACGTTCCGCAGTAGTTCCAGAAGGCACTAGCGCTGCACCAGTTGTACCTGTGCGTGGAACCTTATTTCCAAGTGCAGTTACGTTACTAGCAATGTTAGTTGTATTGGTTGCAATGTTGGTAGTGTTTGTAGCGATATTGGTAGTGTTAGTTGCAATGTCAGTATCGTTACTTGCAATATTGGTTGTATTAGTAGCAATGTTAGTTGTATTAGTAGCAATATTACCAGCATTTGTTGTATCACCAGCATCTACATATGTTTTAGATGTAGCTTCTGTACCAGCACTAGGACTAGAAGGAAGACCAGTAATAACAAAATTATTAACATCTAAGTTAGCACCTAACTGTGGAGTCAAATCAGACTTTAAGTCAAAGGCAATAGAGCCTGTTGGAATAGTAACAAAACCAAGTTGTTGATCTACAGTAAAGAATGGATCATCTGTTTGGTTACCACCAATAGTAAACTTACCGTTATGGTCAGTTGTAGCAGTCCAGATCTTACCGTTGTTTAGTTCAGTCTTTTGTTTAGTGTCATCAGGAACACCACCGTTTTCAGGCAATGCACGATAATCAGTACCACTACCTACATACTCCATTGTATGACCGCTAGAAGCGATCTGAGAACGTAAGAAGAACTCGACAGCTAGATCATCAGTTAAAGCACCATTAAGACCAAGGTTAGTGCTACGGTTATTGGGATCAGGACGGCTAATAGTAACTGTCCAACCATTACCACCTTCACTATCAGTATTAGCTACAGCAGATAAAATAGGATACGTAATACTATTTACTGTAACCAGCATGTTACTAGCAGGACGTTGGGTATCACCAAACCATCCAGTACCAGCAGCAGGTTCGTTAATGTTAAAGGTTGTATCATTGTCACTTGCTGTACCATCTACATTAGAAGTAAAGATAGCAGCAGGTGATTTACCATCTGCTACAAGAGCTTGATCACCAAAGTCAGTAGTAGATGCAGCTAGATTAGCTTGACCACCATTCAATGCTTTAATATGATACTTGTTAAAGAAAGCGTAGCTACTGGTGCATTGTGTATAGCCATTGTTAGTAACAAGCAGACCAGGACCATTAAGACCAACGTGGGTGTAACTGTCACACACAATTGAGCGTAGAGGACTTGTAACTGCTGGTGTAGAACCATCGATAAGAACACCGCCACCAGTGGGTGCAGAGTCAGAATCACCAGCTAAACCACCACCTGGTGTAATGACGTTAATAGCTGAGTTGTCGATTTCAGAATCTGAGAAGTTAGTACAGTTCTGAATATAAGGAGACTTGACAATAGTACATCCAGGTAAGAAAGCAATATTCCAACCTTGATTAACAGGTAGAGCAGGGTCAGCAGAATTACCAAGTGCTCCGCTAGCCTTCATACCAGTAAAGGTAAGGTTTTGGAGGAACGTTCCGCTATTAACACGGAACATAGTATTTTCTTCTGTAGCTACTGTAGGGTGAACAATACAGCTACGCAAAGCAGTACCAACGATCGATACGTTGGACTTCTGAATGTCAATAGGACAAACTTCCTGATAAGTACCAGGAGCAACTACAACAACACTACCATCACCAAAAGTAGCATCATTGTTAATCTGTTCAATAGCTGCTTTGATCGTCAGTTTAGGACGACTAATACGGTGTCCATTGTTAGTATCAGAACCACTAGATGCGTCAACATAAACAACCTTAGGTTGGTTAGTAAACGTACCACCAGAAGCAACACCAGACCAAGTAGTTCCGTTCCAAACAGAAAGAGTTAACTCATCATCATTTTGCAACCATGTCTTACCTGTCTCCCACTCACTACCAGAAGGTGTACCGCCTTGTACAAGCGTATCGAAACGACGTGCAGCTGCACTAGCAGTAAAGATATTTGAATCTGCAGGATTAGGTGAACCAGCATTCTGTTCAGCATACGTGATAATATCTACATCTTTTAGCTTACCAAAATCAATAGCATCATCATCTAAACCAAGAGTAATAGTACCGTCACCATCATTAGTTACAGTAATACCAGTACCATCAGTACCAATATCACTTGTAATAGCAGTGTCAATCTTAGCGTCAACACGCGCATCAATAGCTTGAGTTGTTGCTACCTGATCATCATCTGAATCCCATGTTTCAG